ATCGCCGCAATCTCCAGCCGCGAGGGTTCTGGGCGAATTGCAGTGCGAGAAATCACAGGCGTCATTTTTTCAAGTCTGCTTATTTCTGCCAGTGCGTCGTGCAACGCTTTTCGTATGCGTTCCACCTCAGCGCATTCTTTTTCTGCCGTTTGCAGCTTTTCGCGTCCCACTTTGATCCAAAGATCCCGATCCACCTGCATCGAGTCGTTAAGCCGCTGCAACTCCTCCAGCCTATCAGCGGCTCTGTTTATGAATTCGTTAAGCGTTGGGCTCAATGGTATCCATGCCCTCAAATCATCAATTATTTCCTGTGTCGTCATGTTTAATTATTCGTATTCGTGCTTAATATTACTCTGTTGAATTGCACAAACTGCCGTTAGTCCGTCTTTTCTTCTGTGTGTTTATCGGCATTTTCCTTGGTGCAGGTAGGGCAAAACCAGTCCTCCCACAGATCTTTTGTTAGCAGATCAGAGCACTCAGGGCACTCTGGTTGAAACTCTTCGTCTCGGGGATCGCTGTCCCCAGGGAATCCCATTGGCATCTTAGTTTTCCTCCTTCACAAAAACGCCATTCGGCATCAAGGTTCCCTTGCGGTCCTTAATCTCTATCCAAGCATGACCAAGACATTCGGTGATATCGGTGTCCTCAAGCGCACAGAGATTAATCAGACAGACAACTATGTCTCCAATCGCATCAATCATTTCTTCTCGATTGCCCTTATTGACAGCATCCGCCAGTTCTCCCATCTCTGAGACGGCTTTAAGGCACTGAGAAGCCGAGGTGGCGTTAGGAATGATACCGCGATCTTCTGCCCATTTTTCTATTTTTGATTCGAGGTCGTAAAAATTCATACTGCGTATGCGAGCGCAAAGGTTGCTGAGGTTTGCTCGTAAGGAACTCCTGTGATTCGGCAAAGCTCAAGTCTTGCCTCGGATTCTGATTTGGCTTCGATGAGCCAGGTGCGAAAAGGAAGGAAATCCACCGTCACTTTGTAGTGTATTTTTTGGTTCATACTATCTGTGTTTCACTGAAAGAAATTTTGACGTATCGAGCAACCCAAAGACGAGCGTGATACTCAGTACGAGCGTTAATTGTCCAAACATGGTCAGGATACAAGCTGGACGTCACTTTAAAATGCTTCACTTCCTCAACTCCGGCAGATAATCCATCAAACGGTGAAGGAATTTGTGGAGGTTCTGTCCAAATCTTCTTAGGAGCAGAGGCAAAATCAAACGGCTTTTCTTCTTTAGGCGGGAATGTAATTCTTGAACGATACAAGTCCTCCACCTGTTTTGCGCGAAGCTTTTCCATTTCTGCCTTCTTCGCCTTTTCTTCTTCTTTCGCTTTATTAGCCTCTTCAATACCTTTCTGCTGTGCTTGTATTACTTGAAGTACAGAGGCCGCCTTAAGGGCCTTTTCTGCTTCACTGCGACGATATGCAGTGCATGTGTCATCCGGTATATCGTCCCGATAGCGATACATGTTCTCAGGACTACAATTCCAAGTGATCGAAGGACGATAGTCTGATCCCCGACAATCTGCACACTTTTCCTGCTCGTTGACGCAGGTGTAGCAGATGATGTGTGACTTCCGGCTCATGTGTGTTGTTAATTTCGGCAGGAGTACCTAATCGGTTTAGTAAAAAGTTTAAGAATTTTCGAGAGCTTCCATTGCTTCAATTCTTGCGCGTTTTGCAGACGCTTCTGCCTCCCTTATTTTTTCAGCCTCTGCGCTCGCTGCAAGCGAGTGCGCAGGGGCGCTGTCTTTTTTTTCTTCACCGTTAAATATTATCTCCAGCGCCCCTGGGGGGGCTGGAATAATATTTAACTTTTTCTTTTTAGGACCAGAGTAAACCTGTGAACGTGGTTCACACATCCTGTGAACGTCGTTCACACCCATGTGAACGTGGTTCACATCCATGTGAACGACGTTCACATCAATAGCGAGTAACTTGTACATAAAGCATTGAGCAGAATGACGCTGCATTTGGACCAATTCTGATGCTTGTAAGATGTGCAATTTGTCGATCACGATCCTTCGGGAAAGGTTGCATGATTCCGCGATTTCTGACATTGAAGCGATAAATCCTCTGCTTCCTCTTTTGCTGCTTTCCAGCTTCGTTAATGCCATGTAAACGGCAAGAGTTGTCGCACCAAGCTCTGCCGCTTTTTCAAATGCAGCGTGATTGTACCAGCCCCATCCCCCATCCTTAAAATCTCTCAGTTCCATTTCTTTTTCTTCTTGGGTTCTTCTTCTTCCTCAAACTGAGGTTCTCCACACTCGATCCAAATCTGAATAGGTTTCTCGCCTTTCAGGGGATCGTAGCGGTGCTTGTAGTGCCGGATGTATATCTGTGATGCCGGATCTCCTTTGATGTTTCGTAATCCCGCCCTCATGCGCCTTTTTGTCATCGTCAGGGAGAACGTGGGCGGATCGCCCTCGGGCGTTTTGACTCGGTTCAACGCGACTACCTCACGCGCCCAGTTCGTGAGTGCAGAAGATCCAAACCCTGCATATGCAAGGTCACTTTCGGTCTTTCCTGACCCTTCTCGAGGTTTGGGCTGGTGATGGATCAAGGCAAACACCACTCCGCTTTTTGCGCTAATGCGGTTCAGACCGTTACAGAAATTCGTCACCACAGCCTGGTCACTGATATCGTCTCCTAGGTAACACATTAATGGGTCAATCCAACAGATATCTGGAGCGTGCTTTGCTACTAGCGCATCGACCACCTGTAAAAACTCTTCGCCGGCATGGACGTTGTCTCGGTACACCCAGAGCCTTTGGGAAAGATCCTGAAGCTCGTCAGGCCCTACCCAGCTTTTCCCCAGTTTGATAAGAAGCGACTGCATAACCTCGGCCTGATCGCCAATATCGTTCTCTGCCTGAATGATTACCTGTTTCAAAGGGCGCACAGCCTTAATTCCAAAGGTCAATGCCTGAGAGTTCTCCCACCGATCCGCAAGAGCCCATCCTATAGCTAGCTGCATGTTCAGGGATGACTTGCCAACTCCGCTCTGGGCGTTGAACACAATTGACCCCCCTTTGCAAAGCCAGCGATTGCCGAGAAGAGTATTCGGATCGTTGTCTGTGTCGTAATTCAACAGGTCAATCACATCGCACGATTTGATGGATGCAATGCCTGTTTGACCTTTTAGCGCTTCAATGTCCTTTTCTGCCGCCGCAAGCACCTCCTCGGTTTTCGCGCCTTCAGCGATAAGGTCGTAAGTTGCTCTCAGGCTTTTGAGAATCTTCCTGCGTCTTGAGGCATCAAGCGTCAAAGAAACCCACCCTGGAAGCGGAATCGTCGATCCTACCGAGGTCCATAAGTCCGTTAGTTCCGGCAATGTCACCCCTTGGCCTTGAAGGGCGGTAACTATACTCAGGGCATCAGGCATCCGGCCCTGCTGAATTCCTGACAAAGCTTCCCTGTAAATCGAGGAAAGGACTGAGTCGAAAATGTCGTCTGACGTAAATCCCGCCTCGGAAATAATCCGAAAGGACTCCGATGGATTCACTAAGAGACAAGCCACCACTGCCCGCTCTGCGTGAGGGGCTTTCGGGACGTTGGAGTCCTTCATTTATAAAGTGGCTAAAAGATCTTGCATGGCACCCCTACTGGAATGAGTGCCTTTTACGACCTCGGTAACTGCGCCAAACAGTTTTATCGCACTAGCAAGCCGCCTTGTCTCTCGAAGGTCTGGGTGTAATCCAGGTTTGCCTTGAGCGATAAGCCCCGTGTGAATATTCCAAAGCTCGTTGGCTATACGTTCTGCTTCTTTTAAGTCTCGAGGATTCATGTGTGTGTTGTAAAGGGTGCCTTTGTTTCATGAGAGGACAAACATTCAAACCTCTGTCGCAGGATCTCCCTGCGCACCATATGGCAAATTGTGAGTTGAGCGATGGCATGATCAGTGCCGTGCATTGGTCGCCCGCCAACGAGGGTTTCGATGCGCTCCCAGATCTCCCCTCAGGCTTACGGTCCTGATTCGGTCTGACTATGCGTTAACCCTAAAATTAGAACGGAATTTCGTCATCAGACAGGTCATCGACCTCTGGCCTTACTTTCACAGGTTTCAGCCAGTTTGCCAACTCGGAGTATCCGCCCTCGTTCTTCTTTACTTCGATTCGAGCCGTTGAGCCAAGGAAATCATCCGGCTGAGGATCAAATTCCTGCCCAATTTTCACCGGCTTTCCAATTGAGGCCATTGCGGATTCCATGAATCCAATCCCTTTTTCAGTAAGCCAAAGCGTTCCGTTTGCAAGCCGGCCCCCTTTGCCCTGAAACTTCATTTTGATTCCAGGGGTGCCTTTGTTGGCAGATCGAATTAGTTTTGCCTCAATAATTTCGACAGTGTGTTCACCCTCGGCAAGTCCGAGGTCTTGAGTTTCGCCTTTTGCTGTAAATGCCATATTAGTTTTTCAATTTGGTTAACGGTTGTTTGCTTTCTTTCTTCCCGATTAATCCCTCGGGAATGGGGTCATTTGGGAATCTTTCTTCCCAAAGCTTTTTGAATTTAGCACCCGACATTGATCCATAGGTTTCAAAGATGTCACCAATTCCAAGTTTGTCGCGATATTCGTAAACCTTACGAGCATTAACAAACTCAGACTCTCTGGCTTTGCCTAGTTTCCAGCCAGCAACTGATTCTCCTTTTTCAAGGAAATCTCGTGCTGCTGTCTCCGCTTTTTCTTGGAATGTCTCCAAAATTTTGCATTTTGTCAGGAAATCTCCGACTTTGTCAGGATTTTTGAGAATCATCTCAAAGATCTCAGTCACTTTTTCAGATGGAGCGGTGCTTGTACCTAAGGGCTCAAGTGCTTGCTCAACTCTCACTGCGCAAGTCGTACTGAGTGCGCACCACTCGCAGTATTCGCACGGAGTCGCAACTTTATCTTCTTTCAGGTAAGATTGGACAACATTCTGAACAATATCCTTGGCTTCTTGATGAGTGAATTTGTATGTAACCATTTCTTTTTGGTCACAAAACAGCAAAACGCAGGTCCAGGTTTCGGCCCAATGCATGTTCATTAAACCTAAAGCATATGCTGCCATCTGCTCTTTATAATTCCTGATTTGCCCAGTCTTAAGATCCGCCAGCATTTGCTTGCTAGGGATCACCGCATCAGCAGTTCCAGACATTCCGTTCCCAATCTGCTCGACCTTGCAGTCGTTTTCCATTGTAAGAATTGGGTCTGATCCAGCTAAAGCCTTCAGGGTCTCGGTTGCCCATAAAACAGACTTGGCATCGTCTTCAGAGAGATCTCCAAGCATTTGCTGCCCCTGCATTGCGTTGCGAAATGCTGTGTCCAGCATTGTGCCCCGTGCTGCCGCTTCAGATGTTCCTCCCGCTCCTATAAAGCAGGAGCATTCTGCTAATTTCGGCAGAGCCGATGGTCTTAATGCACTCATTAGATTTGAAATGCTGCAAAGAAACGCTCTGGTTCACCTTGGGCGCGAGTAAGGATTGCCTCAGGGATATCTCTGTATGTCTGCCCCTCTTGAATCCAGCCTTTCTTGATTCCTCCTTGAGTCACTTTTTCTTTTTGAGATGCAGTTTTCCCCGATAAAAGAACATCCCAAGCATTCATGCCGGCAAAGGGTTTGGAATCGGCTGGTTTTTCAGGAACGCTTTTACTGCCTTTTGCGAGCACGCCGCCCGAAAGCAAGCTCGAAAGTTCTTTGATGTCCATCGAAGTTCTCTCTGGAAGTCCATGACGGTTTTTTGCGTCCCAAGCTGAGGTATGAGACGTATAAAGCACTCGCTCTTTTCCTCCAACTGCCCTCGTTTTGCCGTTTTCTGACTCTAGAATCGAGGTTCGGTAATTGGCAAACAAAACGGCATCTGCCGCCTCCTTGAGGAGATGGCTGCATAGTTTGTGCATCTTTAACTCGTAGCGGTCATAGGATGCCTCTGGGGAATCGTGACGCTTGATATGTGAGTGAGCAAGGAAGATGATAGTCTTTCCGGCCTCTGCTGCTTGCGTCGTCAGGTTTAAGAATTTAGCAAATTCCTCGGCAAGAATCACGTATCCTTTGCCAAAACCAAAATCTTCAATCGATTTCTTCTTTTGATCAGTGCAAATTTTTTCTGCGAGCGCGTTTACCGCCCAATCTACAGTGTCTAAAATCAGAGTTTGATATTCTTCGAGCCCCTTTGCTTTGATGAAAGGTTCCTCAATCTCAGGCCAGGTTTTGGTTGAAATTCTCGCCACATCAAGCTGTTTGGTGCTCGATTCAGTGTCGATGAACAACGGTGCCGGAAATTGTGCCGCCAGTGTTGTTTTGCCCACTCCCTCAGGCCCGTAAATTACGATTTTCTGAGGAGATTTGATGATGCCTTTTTGTATGTTCATGCTTTGCTGTTTTTGTAATACCGACGTTGTCTTTCTGCTTTTTTTGCTAGGGAATTAGTCCTGCCTCTCTCGCAAGCTTCTGCATTCCTCGAAATCCCAGTTCCAGTTCAGGTTTCTTGGCGTGAAGCTCAATGATTGCAAAAATTTCTTTTGCATTCCTGTGAACTTTTTTGGCAATTTCTTTTGGAGACATTCCCTCGTAATGCAGCTCAAGAACTCGAAGTTGCAATGAACTTAGCGTGCTCATTTCCTTGCCTCCAATGCGGCTAAAATGACAAGAACCCCTGTAGGCATGCTCAAGATGGCAATAATGCTCGCCTCAAGAGCATCGTTTGCAAAATGGTACATTGCTGTACCATCTGCCAAAAGAAGTATAACTCCTATTACGAGCCAAATAGTGGCCACCAATTTAGTATGCCGCCGGACATTTTGTGTCTCGCTAAGTGGTATTCTGATTGTGTCTGCTCCCACATCATTTTGTGCGGGCCTGCTGTAGTGTGATGTACTCATCGACGTTGATGTTAGCAATGCGGCTTAGTTGATCAAGAGTTTTGTTCAGATTTTTTTGATCCCGCCAACTTGTTGGCTTTGCGTGCGTTAGGACGAGGGCGACGAGCGTTTTTCCTGCAAGCTGCTGCTTTTTTTTCGGATTTTGTGCTTCCGCCTTTGCGTCCGATTTCTGCCAAGTATTGTTTTACAGATTCGTTCATGTTAGTGGTTGGGGTAAAGTCTTTTAGATGCTTCGTAAATAAGGAATGCGTCTGCTGTTTTTAACGTGATGTCGTGATCTGGGTATAAAGCTTGAGCCTTGGCCTTCAAATGCCTCTTCCAGTTGTCTCCATGGTCTTTCTTGGCGCCGAGGCCCAATGCTTTTTGCCAAGCTTGTGGTTTGATGCTCACAATGCGGACTTTGAGCGCAGTCAATACCCCCCATAGGTGACCGTAATTTTGAAACATCGTTCCCATGGCGGACGCAGACATCCGGCCTTGCCATTTTGGTAGCTCTTCAATGTATGCGACACAGAATCCTGCTGTGATGATTTGCAGGTTTGTGAAGATGGATGTTGGCGTGTCAGGCATTGGAAATGAGTGGATGGAGTTGTCTGTATCTTGGTAGACAACGCCGCCTCCTACGCCTGGATCAATAGCTATGCGTCTTGTGATGTATCCCATAAGGAAGCTGCAACGCTAGGCGTGATTTGTGTTTAAGCAAGTTGTTTTGCTAAAAAAATGTCCAAAGGTCCCAACTTTTTCAAAATGACCCTGTTTGCGATTTATCGCCTTGCACGTTGCGCAAGCCTCACGTACATTTTCTGTAAGCGATAATGCATTGCCTGTATGGTGTTAAAATTAGCAATATCTTTTTGGCTAGGTTGCATTTGTATATTTCAGGCCTTTCATGGATTAAAAGCCTTTAAGGCGTTTTTTGAACGTTGAGCTTTTCGCATTTGCTGGCAATCCAGAAAAGGCTATTGCGCGAACGGAAAAGACCGTTGCGATAGGCTTTGACATCTTGGCAAATAGGGCATAGCGGATGGAGTGTTTCGGAACCATTTTAGGACGTTTAGAGGGATTAAGGCAAAAAGAAAGGAGCTCCCTTGTGAGGAGCTCCCTTGTTCGGAGTGGCGTTGTTTTGGTTCGGCTTTTAGCCTTTAGACTCGGTCGTCATGCTTTGCCCTGGTGAGGCGGATGCCTTCTTTTTTGGCCCAAGTTCGGGCCCGGGCCGCCGAAAGGAAGCGGTACGAATACGGCCACCAGGGGAGCAAGACGAACCAAGTTGAGCCCGATCTAGAAAGGTTGAGGCGGGGTTGCATTAGCGTTTGCCTCCCAAGTTGCGGAGTTCGCTGAGGACGGTACGCCAGAGGATGCATCCGGTCACGATGGGGGGCACTAGGATGATGAGGGCAGAGATGATGATGTTTTTCATTTTTGATTTTTTGAGTTTGTCTATCGGACTATCCCGCATTTGCAATCGGTTGCGCCACAAAGGGTTTTACGGATGCGTTGCAGCTTGCGCTTTGCTGGTAAAGAGCCGCGAAAAGCCGCTTCTTCGAAGCGCTCAAAGATTTGACGCTCTGAGAGATATGCCCAATCTGAGGGGATTTTGACGGCACACTCTGTGCCGTGGAATGAGTTTGCGAGGCATGTGATCATGTTTTGTTTTTTGTTGAGGGTGAGGGGGTTAGTGTAGGCGATAGACTACGGTAGGGACGTCTTTAGACCAACAGGCACGGCAGTCTAGGCATTTGTTGCCTTGGGTTGAGGATGGGCAAACTTTTTGAATCTCAGAGGGTTGGGGGTTGGATGCTACCTCGGAGGTGGTGAGTCCCATTGCGGCGGCAAGGGAATCGGGGCCGGCTTTGTCGACCATATAGGCGGAGAGTCTCACCGTAAGGTTTTGCGGGAAAGGGCCGTAAAGCTCATAGTACTCAGAGACGATAGAGTATTCTTTAGTAGGCAGCCAAAAGCGAATCTCGGGAAGCGCGATTGCTATGCGCACTATGTTCTTCAGGTTCTTAAGGTTAACCAAATCGCCAGAATCAAACCAACGGAAAAAACCGCTCTTCTCTTCAGCGGAAATCTTTGCAATCATGGCCTTTACCCATCCGGCCTCTTTCATTAGTGCAAGGCGATTGTGTAGTGTGCTCGCAACGTTCGGCATACGGTAAAAGCCTTTTAAAGCATAGCAACCGTGACAAATAGAGCCTTCTACTTGTGCAAGCTTAGAGCCTACGTTGCAGGCTAATGCGGTGACAGACCAAGACTTGCAAGGCATCTTGCTAGTGTCTGATAGGGTGAGGGTTTCTAGGGTGGTGTTAGTGCTCATTATTCTGTGTGTGTGTGTGTGTGTGTGTCCTTTGACGGCATTAGCAAAGCGGACTTGCTGTCAAGTTGCAAGGGTTTTTTGTGGCGAGCTCGCATTTTTGTTTTTTCGGGCTCTCGGGCTCTCGGGCTCTCGGGCTCTCCTGGTCTCCGGCTCTCCTGGTCTCCGGCCCTTCATGCGTTTCGTGTTATCAATAAACGGTTTATTGATTAAACGTATAATGTAAAACGTCGTTTTATTAATGACCCAAGCAAGGAATCTATTGATTAAAACGGCTTGCCGCCGTGGCGGGGTCT